GACACGCCGTCTATACTGCACATTGAGATCAAAATACGCATGTGCAAACTCATGACGCCGTATTGTTTGATCTCCGACACACGAGGCGATTACATAATAGGGCCCCGACGCGACGTCGCGCGTGGCTCGATAGACTTGTTTTTCTCGTGGCGTTAAATCGAACTGTTGAAAAAACCGCTCCATAGAGCGACTCGGAATATTGAACCCCGACCAGTCATAGTCTAGCCGCGCCTTGGCGGTCATGTAATGGTCGAGAAACGCCTCAAACGTAAAAACGCGGTTCCGCAGTTTTGAACTGGCACATTCATAAAATTCGGCCGCCCGACACATCGTAAGAATGAGTTCTTTGCGAGTGTCAAAAACCAGATGTAGAATTGCGGAATTGTGTACGGTTGGGGTCATCATATTGTATCGAATCAAGTTATCATATTGTAGTAGGATGGGGAGCCTCCCCCATCCTACAGTTTAGTTGTAGTCTTTAGACGGCACTTTCCTGCTGCATCTGCGCAATACGTTCCTCAAGGGCACGTTCGGTTTCCCGAATCACGGCGATACAGCGTTGTTCGGCGCCCTCAATGTTCCGATACAAGTCGATGATTTGCTGTTCCTGCGCGTGTCGACGTTCGACAATTTTTACAGTAATCATCGACGCGACCAGCCCACACACGAGTCCAATACCACACCCAACAATAACCAATGCTACCATGTATACACTCCTTGACAGTTTATTTTATGTTTACTTACTTCGAACGACTAATTTTGTGATCGATACGATGAAGCACATCTAACGGGACGATACCGTCGTCGTTTTCATCCTTCGTTTCGTCTTCTACGGGAAGAGACGTGACCGCGACGGCATCCACGGAGTGAAACCCAATGCGGGATCGGGTTGACGATTCTTGCGTCTCGTCTTCGTCATCACGAAAATCAATAATTTTGTCTAATGACTCCCAAACACTGTTCACCATGACATTCACTACCATGTCCATGTCTTTTTGTTGGCGTTTTGCCAATTTATCTACCCGATGGTGCCCCACCACTAGTCCCCGTTCAATTGCGGAATGAACAACGTTACGTAAATGTACTCGCATATAGTTTCCTCGGTAATGATATGTTATACACGACCGCGCGCATACCGAGTTTCTTTTCTCCACGCCGAGGTCAGATAGCCAAAATGTTTCGGTGACGTCACCCCGACCTCCTGACGACCACATACATCACACTGGCCGAGATGGTACGTTACGTTGTAAGGCGGCGGACCCGCGTAAGACTCAGACGCATACCATCGACCAAAGGTTGTTCCACAAGAATTGCAGCACCACTGCGGTTCAGTTTTTGTCATACGCAATATTTAGATGGTGCCCGCGACAGGACTTGAACCTGTATGACGTTGTCGTCAGTTGATTTTGAGTCAACCGTGTATGCCGTTCCACCACACGGGCAAAAATTAACCATAAAAATGAAATTTTTCGGGGCACCGGTTTGAGCCCAATTCCCATTGGTGTTTCTTGCACACGGGGCATTTTTGGGTCGTCGACGCTTTGAATTTATTATTCATATCGGTTATTGTATTATTTGCCAATGTGGTGGAGGTGGTGCTTCCGACCGTAGTTCGAGTGGTCACAGTCACACAATCGTCGGTGTTTGTGGGACACCAAGAACACATAGGTGTCGTTGGAGAATAGATTCTCCCACATTTAGGACATTCCCAGCCTTGGGCGATACTCGAAAAACTTGTCGATGACATAGGCACTCCTACACATTGGCTGGGACGCAGGGGCTCGAACCCCAACTAAGAGCTTCAAAGGCTCCTGTGCTACCATTACACCACATCCCAAAAATTGGTAGCAGGGGCGGGACTCGAACCCGCGTTCTCTTGGTTATGAGCCAAGCGAGATGGCCGCTTCTCAACCCTGCATCACATAACAATACGAATAGTATACGACACTTATGATTAAGTATCAATAATATTTATATTGCCGTTTGCCAGTGATTTTGATATTTGTGTTGGACTGTCAAACGATACTAGATTCTTTTTAGGGGCTCTAATATGCCGATTGATATTGGTAAATATCTCGGGAAACTTTTCTTTCAGGGCTTCTCGAATCATCCAACTCATGGTTGCTTTTCGGGCACGAGAATACCGATAGATTTCATCGAGTTCTCGTTGACTCACACGGAAATACATAATACAATCTCGTTTTTCTTCGTCCGTGCGCGTAATGCGTTTGCGGGGGTCGTCTGGAGTGGGTTCCCGATAGGTGGCTTTTGCCATAGTTATCTCCGCTGTGCATGACCGTATTGTGCCAAAAAGTATGCGTCTGCAATGTCGGCAACGGGACTGGTGATTTTGTCTGATTTGGGGTGACAAATTTTTGCCCATGCGGCTGCATGCGGTTCGCGTTTAATAAATGCCTCCCACACGATATCTTTGGTGGCGATTCCTTTTCCCGTTGCAAATTTTTTCATGGCCGTCGGTGCCACGATGTGCAGTGGAATTGTCGAATGTCGTCGGAACAATTCGGCTTTCAGAATGCCGCCATTTTCTCCAAGTTGGGTAAGCCGGCCGGCTCGACTAAACGCATAATCTTCAAGGACGATACCGTCGGGGTTTGTTTCGCGCACCACCCGTGACACCCAGTCCGCGAGTTCCAGAAAGCGTGGGAGGTCGCCTTCGGTGGTCGATGGGACCCACTCTACGCTAGGAAGAGGCTGGTACGGTTTGCCGTGTTGACGATAGTTGACAAACCACCGATGACTTGATCCATCGGTCAAGCACAACGCGGGACATGTGACAGAATAGTCAATGCCTAAAATTTTCACATTACTCATATACGAGTATTTATTCGCGCACAAAAAGCACGGGCGCGCCGTGTGAAGACGCGCCCGTACTGGTCGCCGTGGGGCTTACTTTTTCACGAGTTTATACATCGCCGCATACTCTTTGATGAGTTCCTGATGAATGCGGCTCAGGCGCTCGCTCCAACAACTGTCGCGTGCGCGAGTACGGAGTTTCATAGAAATCCGATTTTTTGCGTTGCCCCTTCGCGTTATTACCCGAAAAATTTTTGCCTTTGTCTGAGGTCATACACACTACTAGCGCACGGGGCACGCCCCGCCCGCACAATCATTATCCAGTCCAATCTGCGCGTCGTCAATCTTCGTAATCAGCCGGGTCTTAGCGACCAGCGCATCATACTGCTTCTTGGTGATCTCTTCGTACGGTGCTTGTTTGAACCCGTGTTCCGAATGCAGCAGGAACGACAGCGACTTGTGACTGGTTGCGTAGTGTTTTGCCAGATACTTTTTAATTTCGGACAGTTCGTCCTTCGTGTAATAGACGGTACATGAGACGGAATTATCCGACCAATTCTGTTGTAGTTCTTTCACCACCTTAAGTTGCTGTATCGCGGTCATATCCTTCGCCAGCACGGTGCCTTCGGGGAACGCGAAGGGAAACGAGACGACCACGGTGCTGTAGTCATTGCTCCCGTCAAAGTTCAACCGATACTCAATGTCATAGCCGTGCGCGCGGCACACCTCCACCAACGGATGATTGGACGCCATCGCAATGCGCCGGATCATATACTGCGCGTAGCCAGGATGGCACCCCGGCGTCACCCCTGGCAACAGCGACAAGGTGCCGCTCGGCTTACAGGTGGTGAGTTTCACACTGGTCGGAAACTCACGCGCTTTGGAGTACTCCACATCAAACGCGCGGAGATGTTCATACGCGGGCTTCAACCACTTCTTTTGCTTGTCGGTCGCTTGGAGATAGCCGGTCACGCCGATGCCCATACGCATATTGCTATTCACAATCTGCTCGGTTTCCTTGTGATGACAGCCCAGCGCGAGCGACTGCTTGTTGATGCGATAGAGCAGCGTGAGCAGATCAAGGAACTCCTCATAACTCTCCACATTCGGCAAGAACACTTCAGCGAGGCAGCAGGTTTCAAAATTGCCGAGGGATTGCTCTGCGCAATTATGAACGAGTAGCCCATTCGCAAAGAAGTTATGATTGTCATTTACAGTAATGTCATAGACATCTTCATTGGGTTTTTGCCGGATAGCGCGAATTTTTACTGTACGAGTTTTTTCCATAGCCGTCTCTCTTTCTCATAACCTAATGTGGTGTATGGGGTGATGTCGTTTACAACATCAACAACAATATTGTATTCATTACGCAGCAAATCGGTTTTATACACCCGATTTTTAAAAAATCCTTTGACTTCTACAATGCGCAAAATATGGCCACTCGCATCCGTAATAGTGAAATCTGGTCGGTATCCTGTACCGTCGCTCAACATATATTGGGTGGTTTCGGTGCTCCAATGAAGCCCTTGTGCGTCCAACCATTTTGCGTAAATATATTCCCACGTACTGCGCATCCAGATCTTCCTACCGTGGGGGTCGGTATAGTAGCCCTGAATGCCCCGCCCCATTTTTTTGTGCCGAAATTTTTCGGAATTCGTCCAGTCTCGCCACGGATTGTCACTTCCCTTTGCGAGTTCTTTTCGGAATGCGCGGACTTGCTCCGTCACAATATTCCTGCCGGTACGGAATGAAATATTAAGGCGCTGAAACAGCAGTCGGATTTGTGTAGCGGATAATCCTAATTCTCGCGCCAGAACTTTAAGCCCGTAGCCCTGATTATACAAGTCCACGATATAGTCTTTCGCGTGTTGAACCTCAGATGAAACGGTAATAGTCATTTTACGCTGTTGATTATAATTGGTGTCTTCATAAAAAGATCGCAACACGGGACTGATACTGGTATCAAAATTGGGCACACGGAGTTGGGGTCTTGGTGTCATAGAAATATCCTATTTCTATTTAGGTACAACCCCTGCGCTATTTCACAATCTCAATTAAGAGGTCGGTGTCTGTTAAATCCTTCGCTTCAATATAGCCGCGATTTTGCGTATAGACTTTATGGTCTGGAGTGAGTTTTACCACTTGGCCATTGTCCAGTTCTAACTCAATGATATCCGCAGATTTCCGCGTCAAGTCCCCCCATACCGCTTCTTTAGTTTCTATTGTACCGGACTGCTCATTGTACGAATAGACCAATGGGGTTTCCCCCTCGGTGAGGCGACGGACAAGTTCGTCCATCCGCACATTACCGTTGGGAGTTGCCACGAGGGTGTCACCAGTTAAACACGGGTTATAGCCCATCACGGTCGGATCCGCATACGCGGTTTCTCCGAGACGACCAATCTGTTTGGACAGCGTAAGATTGATGAGCCCGTACGGTTCCCCGCGCCCTTCGTAGCCGTCCCAGAAGAAGTCGTGGAGTTGGGAGATGTCATCACACGCGACGCTGTTGTTGCTCATCGAGCGCCACGGTGGAATGTTGCCCAAGTCCCATCGTTTGGCGAGCAAGTACTCCACATCATCGGGATCGCCAATCGCGAGTTGTGCGGAACGACGCACATTGCCCGCGACGACGATGCTGCCAATGATGTTCATAACATCCAGACAGTCAATCGGGCGCATAGATTTGCCGGCGCGCTTTTCTAGCACCGACGCAATCTGCTTGATCCCATCGCAGAGAATTTCGGGGCCCGACGAGACGCCCCCGAAACTCTTGATGACCGCGCCTTTACCACGCACGAGTTGTGTAGAATAGGTGAACGACGCCGACTTGCGTCGCGAGAACGCACTTTCCAGTGTGCGCTCTAAAAGCGCGACCCAGCCTTCGCGGGTGTCTGGCACAATGAAGTCCGCATCGGCGTGATTGTGTCGCGTGGGACCGACAAAGGTTTTCTTCACCGGCGGCAGTTTGCTCACATGTTCTTTCTGAATGCTGAACCCAACGCCGCTGCCGAGCATCAGCATATCCATCGCCCACGTGAACGGGCGCACCGCATTATCCACCGCGACGAACGCACAGTTTTGCAGCGACGGCAGCCCAAGTTTTTCCACGGTGGGCGTACCGAGTTGCCAGAGGAACCGCCCGGCAACGGTGCCTTTCAGCGTGAGCATATACCGACGCAACCGCGCTTGTTCGTCCTCGGTGAACTGACAATCCAGTTGGTGGTTGGCCGCAGCAATCACGCGGTTCACCGTATCCCCCCATTCCTCGGTGGGGCCGTTCGGGTTGTCTTCCTCTAGACGCCGCGAGTAGGTGCGCTTATAGGTGAGATAGCCGACGGGGGACCACGGGGTGGCAGGCAGAGAAGTAGCAGCGGGGGTGGGTAAGGTCTCGGGCATAATTATTCACCGTTCGTTAATGCGTGTATCCATTGTATAAATTCTGTATATTCTCGCTCGCTTAGTCCTTCGCGATCGGCGTCCTCTCGTGAGGGTACCGTCGCAGGGAGCAGTCGGGCTAACAGCCGCTGTTCCGCGCGCGACAATGTTTTCGCTGTAAGTATATAGTCGCGGAACGCGTCGGTGGCGACGGGAAAGTGTGGCGTCACCAAGTCCAACATTGCATTCGCCATCACACGAATTTCATACTGTGCATGACTGTCGGTGCGCAACTTACAGAAATGAAAGAAGTTATGTAAATCAATCTTCCATACCATCTCGGTCATTTGCGAGACTGGCAACACGATGCGCGAAATTTCCCGCGAGACGGACGACACATTCAGCAGGCTATCGTACACATCGTGCGCGTGTTTCGTGGCGAGCGCAATATTCTGTTGGGCTTTGCGGGCGCCGATGGTGTTAACGACCTCTGCACGCCCTTGATTGTTGTGTGTGGACTGTGGACCACACTGCGCAGCGTCGGGAATATACGCATCCTCGGGCAACGCGCTATAACGACCCGACACTTCATTCAAACTCGCCGTGCGATGACGGGCCAGTTGTCGCGCCACAAAGATGGGCACTTTGAGATAGAACTTTACTTCGCACATCTCAAACACGCTGGTGTGTCGATGACGCATCAGATAGCGAATGAGTTTAACATTCGCCTCTGGGGTGTGGGTGCGCGTTTTGGATGAGTTGTAGGAAATGCGGGCGGCGGCCACAATATCCGCATCACTCCCCATCACATCTAACAGACACACTTTGCCATTCTCTAAAATCACGCGCTCATCAATCATTGATACATCCTTACGTGCGGGGAGGGGTGGTGTGTTTGCGCCAGCGGAGAAACTCTAGTTCCGCGCGGAGTCCATGAAACGTATGGGCCGTGACGATGTCCTGCACAGGATATCCGGCTTGGGACATTTCATTTAAATCTTTTTGCGACAACGAGGACGGCCAGATGACGACGTGTAGTCCCGCTCTAATCGCACGGTGCAAGTTCGCCGTCACCTGCGAGTTGCGCGGCTCATTGTCCCAGACATACACCGCTGCATAGTTCGCAAAATATTTATCGTGTAGGCGCAGTAGATCCGCATCCATCGACGCGACTGCGTTAGGCAGAAACCATGAATCCAGCGGACCTTCGACCACATAAATGGGTTTATGGAAATCCACGCGATCCCACCCATAAATTTTATCGTGACATGAGTCGTGCTTCAGGGTGACGTACCGCGCAGCACTGCCGGTGGCATCAATACGACGGGCTTGGGCCCCGAGTAGTTCGTGCTGACGATTAAACCACGGGAGAATCAGCCGCGGAGCGTGATCTTCGGGGAGCGCATAGGACCACTGCATGTCTTTAATCCACGCGGTCCATTCGTCGGTAAAATATAGATGGGGAAGTGACCGCTCGGGGAGACCGCGACCCAGACAATATCGCACCGCCACATGGTCATTTGGTAATGACGCAACGGTCGGTATCGACAGTTGCGTCGACGCAACGGTCGGTAGTGTAATTTTAGTTTTGGATTTTCCGAATCCAAACATGCTCGTCTCCGTCGTAGTCGGTGCACTGGGCACCGATCGGTCTTGTCGAATCATGTCGAGTTGATATTCTCGATACAACTCAGGTGCTTGTTGTCGCAAAAACGAGCGCAACGACATACTCGCATTACAATTATGGCATTTATAGAAATATCGCCCTTTATATAGGAAAAAATATCCCCGAGTTTTGTTTTGTCGTTTTTTTGAGTCGCCGCAGAGGGGGCAACGAAATGTGTATGTCGTGCGGGATTGACGATGAAAGTGTCCGAGTTGCTGTCCCGCAATTGCGATATATTTTTCTTCGAGCCACTGCGACATAGGTCGCTAGTATACCACGGGTTTATAGCACAGGAAATAGGGTGCGTATAAAGCTTTCTGCGACCCGAGAAAGAAGAAATCCGAGCACCAACCCAATCCCAATAAGAAACATTCGCCATTGTTCGAGTTTCTGTACACGGGCATCGAGTTCGGTTTTTTGTGTTTCCATTTTCTCTGAGAGTTCGTCGATTGCGGCAGACATCTCATTGATTGCGTCAGACAGTTCTTTGCCAACAAGCGCGGTTAATCGTGTGGACATCGCATTGATGTCTTCTCGGGTTTGATTTAAAATGGTTTCGGATGAGGCAATTTGTTTTTGCAAGACGTGTATCTCGGTGTCGTGACGCGAATTCAAACTGGTTGTGTGCAAAGCCAGTTGCTCTACGCGGCTTAAAATACGATCAAACTTGTCGCCGAGTACGTCAAACCGCGCAGACGTTTGTTCCGCGTGTTGTTCTAGTTTAGCAATAGACACAACGACCGAATCGGACACCCGTTGGCGTTGTCGTGTTTTTAATACTTTTCGTTGTGGTTGTGTCGAAGGCATACGTTATTTTGGTAACTGATAGTTGCCGGGATGTCGTAAATACAACATCGCACCTGTGGTGTTGTCGACGAGAATAATACCCCGCCGTCCATCGCGGCTACGTCCATAGTCGCGGATCGCTTGGCCTTGGGGGCCTGTACCCACGTACTGTTCGTATCGCGCGTGTTTGCGTTTTCCAAGACGACACCGCTGGAAGGTGTCCGAGTCCACAGCAAATACTTTTCGTCCAGCGAACGTATCCGTAAAATGGCTGCGCGTCTCACCCGTGTGGCGATTGCCAATGCCCGCAGACATCGCGGGGAGTTGTTCGGTGAGTACCATCGCCTCCGATAAGTATTTATCTGCCGACGGTCCTAGAAAGGCTTCCGACAATTGCGATTCGTTGAATCGTGAGGCTTTTTGAAGCTTGGTAATAGGCTCCTTGAGCAACCAGAATGCCATCGCGTAGGTGAAAAACGCGGATTGTCCGCCGGGAATTTTTGCCAACAATCGTTTTAAATTGTTCATTAGAATGTCTAGCCAGGTCCACGCCGCTTTGTCTTTGGTGTCGGTGAGGGTTTTATGTGGGCGTAGGACATTACCCGCCGCATCAATAATCCCTCGCTTAAATGCTTCGGTCTTATTGAACGGCGTCGTTAATTTTTTTACAAGTTGAAATACGATATAGAGATCAACGAGTCGTTGCATGTCCTTCAACCGTTTCTGCCAGTTTCGCCCACAACACCGTGTCGCGAGGGATATCCTTATTTAGAAGAATAACACCTTCAATTGGTGGTAGGGTATCGGGCATAAGGTTGACATATTCCAATACGGTTTTTAGTGCTGCATGTGACGTGGTGTCTACACGAAAAAACAGTAGTCGGGCCACCGCCGCGGCCTCAAATACGTTATAGATACCAATGATATGGTTTAACAATAGTCGAGGAGCAATGATTCCCGTACGGCTATAGCGATTGATGAGACGCTTAACGTACTTAACCCGCATCAAATCTGATTGAAATTCTTTCAACCCAGAGCAACTCGGGTTGTCGTAAACTTTCATGGCGTACGAAAGATAGTTTTTTTTAGTCAAATTTTCCATAAAAAAAGGAGAGACCCTAGAGTCTCTCCTTGTATTTAGTGCGATATTTTGATTATCCTCGTGTCGTCGACGCCAACAAATACAGGGTGTCGCCATTAATACGAATCTTGATGGTTCGATCTGCCGGTAGGGAAGAGGCACTATTCTTACTGAGCAGCACGTCGTTGTTGCCGGTACTGGTCACATTTGACGTCACACCATTTGCGTCAAACAAAAATAACGTTTGATTCGTCGTGGTTCCCGCGGCGGGAGCAACTAAGTCTTCCAATCGAAGAAATGAGGTGACGTTTTGTGCGCGGACCCCCGTGTTAGCCACTTGAATAATCGCACCGTAGGTGTTCGCAATGAGTGATGCCGCGTTACTCACATCAAGCACGAACTTTGCGACGGCATGTTCTTTGCCCACATAGGATGTGGACGCAGCCAGTTTACTACTGGCGCGCATCGCATACTGGTATTCGCTATTAGCAGACGTCGCGGTTGCATTTGTAATAAACTCCGCCGCGATCAAGGTGTTCGCCGAGGCGGTGTTCGCATTGACATTTGCGGTTAGAATGCTTCGAAGTACTGTCGCACCGCGAGTGGTCGAGGTCGTGATATATGAAATGCCGTTACCAAAAATATCACTCGCGGCAATCCTCTTAGTAATCGGGGTTCCGGTGGGGTCATCCACGACAACAAAGAGATCTGCGGGATCTAATGCGGTTAACTGGGTGAGTTCGGTAATCTTTTTATCTGCCATAGGTCATCCGTTATTATCTACTGTTGCTACATCGCAACATGGGTGAGTTTCGCTGTTATTGGCGGCAAGAAGCACGTCGCACGCCTGAATCGCACCACTTAATTGTGCCAACTGTCCCTGCACTACACCCAACTCGTCGGTTAATTCTGTTACTCGTTTTCTGAGTGTTGTGGAAATTTCCACCCACTGAGCTTTTCGTTCTGTAATAACACATACGTCAATACTACTCATTAATGAACCTCCATAGTAACTATTTAGCGATTTCTATACGCGTTAAATATCTTTTTTTGTGTTGGCGGCGTCTCGCGCGTCTTGTGCTTTGATTTTGGTGTCGCGTTTTAAGCGCCGGCGCGGATGAATCACCACAATGGATTTATTATCGTCCGTATCTTCAGGCACCCGCACATCGGGCCCGAGGCCTCCATTATTATCTGGTTCGTCAATCGTCACGTAGGGGGTGTCAACTGTGTGTAACCACGACGAATCGTTAAGTAGGGCCCCCACGACTCGATTTACTTGCGCTTTTTCAGATTCAGTCAAGTGTCGTGTGCGTCTCATATACATCTCCTGTAACGGACCTAGGCGATCCCGAATGATTTGCATGAATCGTTTTGCAACGGCATCCTGTTGAGCGCCAGAAATTAAAATCTTCTTTAGATTCGCAAGATCGCCGCGCTGTGCATATCGCCGCGCGACGGTGCCGCTGACCTTCGATGCGTCCATGGCTCCCGTACGGGGTAAGGCTTCAATCCGCACCACCGCTTGTTGTTTGGGGTCTACTGTGTTCTGCCAGCGACCGGCCATCTTTTCAAACCCGTCCTGACGATCGTCACCGACCAACAACGTAATAGTGCGATATCCTCGATCGAAGGCCCACGTCAAGGCTTCTGCGGGGGTGCGAACCGAGGGAGGGCCCAGAATTATTGGTGTGTCCGTCATGCTCCGACGAATTGCAGACACTTTGTCGTCATACGACAACGGATTTTTACGATCTTGTGTGTGTGACACGAACACCGCAACGTCTGCACGATCCCGACGAGCCCGTGTTAAAGCACTGTTAAAGAGTCGCTCGTGGCCGATGGTAGGGGGTTGAAATCGCCCGAAGATGAGAAAAACGCCCGTCTTCATATAATCACCTTTAATTTAAGTAATTGGATAGTTGTCGAAGGCTGTCCATCGACGAGGTATGGTGAATTCCTAGTCCGCCTGCCATTTCCCACTCTCGAATATTCTTGATAAAATCATCAATCAAGACTGGATTAGGGCGTCCGATCCTGCGCTGGGCCTTCGCGTACAGTTGTTTCTGGTCTCGCCGGACCACCAGTATATTCTTGGCAGGAATCGTCGGAAAAAATTTCCTCACCCATCGAATTTTATCGTCGGTGCTGATTTTTCGCATGATGGGATTGGAATGCCACTCATTAGGAATTGCGGTAAGAATGGATAATTTGATGTGTTTTTTGTCGCGTAATTGAATTAGACCTGTCATTAGTCCTTTAGCGTCGGGGAGCAACGATAAGGTCGCAAACAGATGGGGAACCTTCTTGGCGATGGTCGACCACCCATTTTTATTATGTAGAAAATTGTTGACTTGCGACCGGGGAACCCCCATTTTACGGTACAAGCCCTCATAAAAATTCGCAAGCACCCCGTCGACATCACAAAAGACATGCGGGATGGTCCCGGATACAAATGGCGATTCGCCGAGTATTGTAGGAAATAAAATTTTAAACGAAGTGGGAAGTGACATATTAGTGATGTTGGAAATATTGGATTCAACGCTCTTGTTCTGCGATTCACTAGTCGGAAGGTTCCCTGCCTCATTAACGTACGCAAGGGTCCGGCAAACGCGCGGCCGCCGGCCCTCGACTTTTTTTATCGTTCCCTGTACACGGGAATGCTCATAAAAGCGCACCATTATAGTATTTAGTGACTAGCCCATTTGCACATCGCGCTTTAGCCTGGCATTCTTTTTAACGTACGGGGGTGGGTCGGGTAGGTCAAGTGAAACGGGGCGGATGATATCGTCCCATCGTTTGACTTTTCGAAAAAATCGTTGTACCGACGCATGAGTTTCGTCCCCAAGAAACGTTTCGTGGTAGTATTGTATCGACGGTAGTCGTCCGCCGGTATTGCGAAATTCTTTTTTGATCTCTCGCATCGTCAGGGGGGTGTGTGGGTTCAAGTAATACCACTCTTCCACACAATCGTGTGCATACGCCTCAACTTCGTCCATATCCCCTAGATATGTCTGGTCTTCGCGTAGACGTTTGGGTAGGCTGGGATGGGCGTGTGGTCGAAATATTAGAACGTTATCCAACCGTCGGCCATTTTCAAATTGTGCTCGGTGTACCAATTCATGGGACAAACACTTTAAAAAACGATATTTGAAGTACTCCCATGACTCTTTTGAGAGTTCGAGACGGTTTGTGCTTGGGTGGATACACAATATAATTTTAATCCGTGCCGGACGCGATGGTGCGGATTCGTAGCAATATCCCCCGAGGGGGGGATAGTATTGTCCATTATTGTCACTCACCGACCCAAACCGTTTGGTTACTTCTCGCGATACTCGCACCCGAGTGCCGTGTAATCGTTGGTTTAAGGTAGCAATAAACGTTTTTACGTTTACCGCTCGCCCGCTGGTCGTGGTCCGTTCAATGATGGCGTCAAACACGCCGGTAATAATCGGATATATTACACGAATGTTACGGGTCACGGATTGGTTTAAGATTTGAAGATTCATAATAGTGTGTCTCCTACTAGACCTTCACGTCCTATGTCATGGTGCAGTTCATCTGTATTTAGAACGTAATTTTTGTTGTACTGTTACCCTGCAAGGAAGAACGTAAATTTTGACGAGAACGTTCTGTGGTGCTGGGCACATGTGCGGTTGTTTGCCGCACCTTTCCCGTGGGGGTGGTGCGTGGTCCGCCCGTTCCCGGCGCGGGAATAGGATCGGAGAGATACTGCTGATGTTGGTCGTTGGATAGACGCATTTTGCTGCGATTCACCTTAATCGTAAATCGACGATATTTGGACGTATCGGCATAGCGGTTCTTTAATTGCTTGACCATTAGCAGGCCATCGCGTTCCAATTCTTCGCTGGTGACCAAGGCGAGTTGGAGGTCGGCGGTCTGCGGCAATCCGAAGGACTCACTCGTATTGGTGAGTGAGGGATCACTGTTGTCGAATCCCTCTCGATTAAACTGGGTTGCAGTGAGACACGGCAGATTATATTCCACGGCCAGCCCGCGCAGTTCTTCCGCAATGGACTTCACATAGGTGTAGGAGTTGGTCTGTCCTCCCGCCTTGAACCGCACGGAGGAACAAATATTAATGTAGTCCACGATGAGCAAGTCCGGAACAAACTGCTTCTTTAATGCCAGTTCATCCAGTAGAATGCGGAAATGTCCCACGTGGCCTCCGCTCGTCGGATATTCCTTGATAATGAGTTTGCCAAATACTTGACGCTGCTGAAGTTTCTCGAAGGCCGACTTATACATCGACTGGGGCATCTGTTCGAGGGTATCCATTGTTACATCGAGTAGGTTTGCGTCAATACGCTGCGCGATGCGTTCTTCCGCCATTTCCATCGTGATGTAGAGTACGCGTTTTCCTTGTGCGATTGTGGAGGCGGCGACGTGACAGAGGAACAAACTTTTGCCAACATTCGTGCCGGCCACAACCACGTTGAGGGTTTTTGGTGTTAACCCACCACCGGTAATCTTGTTGAACAGCTCCAAATCGAACGGAATGCGTGTCTGCTCCTGATGATACAAGTCATAGCGCGATAAGATATCTTCAAAATAATCATGACCAATGTGTGTGCGAAACCCGATGGCCAACGCATCCTTCAACAATCCAGGCACAGCCGACGCAGATTCAAAATCCTTATCAATGAGCGTGATGGACTCTGAGATCGCCAGATACAGGGCGCGTTGCTTACAGAACTGTTCGGTCTGGTCCAACAACCATTGCCGCCGGCCACTATCCACGCGGGTAATAGTCGCGACGTTGGTCAAGAGAGTGCTCACCTCGGTATACGTCCCCCCAGACAGCGAGGCGTGGTCGAGGGCGAGTTTGAGCGCGTCAATGGTCGGTGACACCTTATATGACGACACAAACCCGTGAATCAACTCGTAGAGGGTCTGCGCGGGGGCGCTGGTAAAGTACTCCTTCTTGAGAAACGGCAAGGCGCGCCGTGTATACTCCTCGTCACGAATGAGATGGGCCAGAATGAGTGGTTCAATCATAGCGGATGCCTCCAACTAGATACCACTATTCATCATTCTCATCGGTGTCCGCAGCAACAGCGGCACTCTGCGGCAATCCTGCGCCATAACTAAACTGGGGGCGCACATACTTGTCATTCAGTTCTGTTAGAAAGTCCTCCGTGAAGAACTTCTCTGGCGCTTCCTGAATCTTCGCCGCAAAGACGGGCTTCTGGTTCGGGAAGGTGTACTTGCCGCCGGTGTGCTGCACCAGGCCCGCGGCGGCCGCCATGTCGAGCAAGCCGTAATATTTGTCGAGTCCGCCGGAGTAGGAGATGCGTACTTCGACCTCGCTGTTCTCACGAGACAGTCGCGACTTGTACATCTTGACCTTCACAATATTCCCGACGATGTTCTTGTCCTTGTCACGATCTTTGGACTTGGACAACATCGCGATGGAATCCGACACATAAATTAAGCCGGCGCCTCCGCTCGGAATTTTTGTAGGTACATAGGCGGAAATTTGAGCATACACGTGATTCGTACAAATCAGCGGCACATTCAACTTGGACAACCGCAACCGCAACACACGGAACGTGCCGCGAATCAGCCCCGCCTTGGTCATATCGCGTGTGTCCTTCTCCGCACGGATATCGTCCACTTCTTTCGCACTCGACAGATTGCCCAAGGAGTCCAGTACCATCAGCATCGGCTGTCTTGATTTTGGTGAGGTTTCCTCATACCGATCGAGAATCCGTAGGGCGGTCTGTCGGAACTGCTCGATGGTTTCGGGTTCGGACTTCACGAGTCGCGTGAGGTCAATTCCCCGCTCCGATAACATCTGGTTGGTCACCGCGCTTTCGGTATCAAAGTAAATGACACCGCCGTCGGGGTTGTCTTCGAGCCACTGCTTGACGATACCCAAGACGAAGAACGTGTTGTGGTGAATAAATCCGTTGGGTGACACATACCAGTGCGGCGCCGGAATTTCGATATCATATGTGGGTTCAACTGCGACTTGCGTAGAACTAATAACGGCGACAGGCCCTGTCATTGTCGCGATCGTTTTGGCATGTCGCGCCTGGACGGATAGTCCCTCATGATCTTGAAACAAGTGTTCTTCGGAACATTCAAACTGTCGACCATCGTCTGTCGCCACGCGCACAATGGGTTGCGCGGGTTTCTGAATCACCTGTAGGACTGGAGTTAGTTCTCCCGTAGGGGTTTGCACCCACACGTTGTCAGTCACGGGAAATGGAACAGATTCGACTCCGCCACCGCCAGTAAGTTTGGTGTACAGTTTGGCATAGGTTGTATTAATTTTAATCACGGCGGCCCCCATATTGCTAATAAC